AACAAAGCTTCTAAGGCGTATGTCCCAGAAAACACAAGCCTCGATCAAATGTACTACTACGGAGCGTTCTTTGGGGGCGAAAAGAATAAGCTTTTAGATTTGTGTGCTGTCTTGCAGGAATGGCAACAGGAAGATAAAAAAATACCATACGAGCCTTGCTGGAACGATGAGAGCTACCTTAACAAGTATTTCCATCACCATCCACCCAAGGCTATACTAAACGAAGACTTCCCGTTTCATGTCAGTGACAAATCGGGTATACAGAACACAAGAGATACAAAACTCGACATACAGGAAATTAAACAACAACTTAAGATGGCGAAGGACAAACTGATTGATATCAGGAACGGAAGTGTCATCACGTAACATTTTAAAACAGGAAACAAAATGAAAGCGATTATCTTTGGAATAACAGGACAAGACGGTAGCCACTTAGCGGATCTTCTCTTGGAGAAACAGTATCAGGTCGTTGGTGTATGCAGAAGATCAAGCGTTGACAACACTGAAAGAATCAAGCATATTCTTGACAACGATAAGCTTCAATTGGTCGAATGCGATATTACAGATGCCCATTCAGTACATAAAATTCTTAAAGAACACGCTGACGTAGATGAAATCTACAATTTAGCCGCCCAAAGCCATGTAGCTGTATCTTTTAAACAGCCAGCTCTTACTTGGGATATTACCGGCAAGGGATGTCTGAATATTCTTGAGGCGATTGTTAGCAACGAACTTTTAAACGCGAGATTTTACCAAGCAAGTTCTAGTGAAATGTTTGGAAAAAATTATGATACTAGAGATTGTCTGACCACAATGGTAGAGAAATACCAAGATGAGGACACCAAGTTTATGCCTCAAAGCCCATACGCTATAGCTAAGTGTGCGGCTCACCACCTAACGAGGCTTTTCAGAGAAGGCTACGGAATCCACTCTAGCGCTGGCATACTATTCAACCACGAAGGCCCGAGAAGGGGTGAAACATTTGTCACCAGAAAGATTACAAAATGGATCGGAGACTTTGTTAAAAGCGGAAGAGATCCAAATTTTCCCAAGCTACGTTTAGGTAACTTAGAAGCATTTCGAGACTGGGGGTACGCAGGAGATTACGTGGAAGCGATGTGGATGATGCTACAGAAAGATTATCCAGAGGACTATGTTATCTGCACCGGCGAAACTCATACGATTCGAGAGTTCCTAGACGTAGCATTTAAACATGTCGGAATTCAAGACTGGTCAGAGTATGTAGTACAAGATCCGGAGTTTTATAGACCAGCAGAAGTAGACTATCTACGTGGAGACAGCACTAAAGCGAATGAAAAACTAGGATGGAAACCCAAACACTCGTTTGAGGATTTAGTTAGAATGATGGTAGATAGTGATGTTGCATGAAAATTTTTAAGGTAACACTAGACATGGTATTAGTTATGTCTAGATTAAAACATATAGATCTACGGGAATTCAACAGCGAAAACCCGACGATTTTTGTAGACGGAAAAGACCCAGACGAGGCTTGCTATAAAGCCATGCACAAACTAGCTCAAACAATAATAAAACAAGATAAAAACGCAGTTAAAATAATGACGGAACTTTTTAATGATATACGCATAAAAAAGGTTTGGACACCAAAATGAGAAGAAACTACGACGATCCAGTATATGCAGAATGGAGAAAGAGAGTATTAGCAAGAGACAAATACTGTTGCCAAATGCCAAACTGTAAAAGAAAGAAAAGCCTACAAGTACACCACATTAGAAAGTGGTCCTCCGCCTCTACACTTAGATTTGAAATAGACAATGGGATTACCCTTTGTTATGGTTGCCATAAAGAGGTTACTAACAACGAAACTTTTTATGAGTCTTTATTCCATCAAATAGTGAGAGAGAAGAATGTCTAAAATACAACCATTTAAGATAATAAAAGATACCAGAGAACAGGAGGGATATACTTTTGAACCTAGCAGTTCCAGATACCATAAATGTGAAGGGATGGTAGTCCGAAAACTAGACACAGGAGATTATAGCTTAGAAGGTTTAGAAGATAAAGTATGTATAGAAAGAAAAGCGAGTGTTGTTGAGTTTGCAAACAATGTAGGGCACGACGCTGTCAGGTTTGCAAAAGAAATAGAAAGAATGAAGAAGTTTCCTCACAAGTTTATTATATTAGAATTCTCGTTATCTGATCTTATGAATTTTCCAGAGGGGTCTAATATACCCGAAGACGACTGGGGAAAATTAAAAGTAACAAATAAATTTATGTTACGCAAAATAATGGAGTACCAAATGTACGAGGATATTCATGTCATGTTCTGCGACTCCAAGAAAAATGCTAAATGGACTGTACTGAGTATTTTAAAGAGGGTCAACGAACTTTATGAACTGGGAGCTTAAAATGCAATTAAGTGTCGATACGATTTCTGATGTACACAGCTACGGCCTAGATGTTAAAAACAGAGAGATATATTTACACAGCTACGTTTGTAATTCAGAAGAAGATCCGGGCGTAGAATACAGGATGGCCACAAACCTATACAAGAATATCAGACTTCTTGACTCAATCAGCAACGATCCAATAATAATCCACATGCACAGTATAGGTGGAAATTGGAATGATGGAATGACGATATACGATTCGATACTTTTATGCAAGTCTTATGTAACAATTATAGCGTATGGACAAGCCGAATCAATGAGTAGTATAGTGCTACAAGCAGCGGACAAAAGAGTTATGACACCCAATTCTTACTTTATGTGCCACTTTGGGTCCAGTGGTTACATAGGAAACTATTTAGACGTTCAAAAAGGGGCTGCGTTTGAAAAAAGACAGTGCGAAAAAATGCTTGATATCTATTCAGAAGTATGTCTTCAAAGCAAATATTTTAAACAACAGTATACAGATCTAACAGAAGAGAAAGTCAAAAATTACCTAAAGAGGAAGTTCAAAGATGGAGACTGGTTCTTAGACGCTCACGAAGCCGTATACTATGGCTTTGCAGACTGTGTTTTGAACACGAGAAAGTGTAGTAGCATAAACGGGTTAAAATAATGAATTTAAAAAATATAGATGAAGCTTGGCTAAATTTAGATGGTATTATAGAGTCAGAACTTGTAAACCCTTTTGACCTCGTGAAATTTAACGAAGATGACGTTCAATACAGAATACTCTGGCTTATGACAAGACCGGAGTATTTTTCTTTTTTATGCAAACATATATTCAATATCAATATTCTGCCATCCCAAGCTCTATTTTTGTGTGAAATGTGGAACAGAAGATTCCCCATGTTAATAGCTAGCCGTGGTTTCGGCAAATCTTTTATGCTTTCGCTTTACTCTATGATCAGAGCTTTGATACTACCAGAGAGAAAAGTGGTAATCGTAGGCGCTGCATTTAGACAGTCAAAAGTCCTATTTGAGTATATGGAAACGATTTGGAACAACGCCCCAATCTTAAGGAGTATGTGTGATGCGAACTCTGGACCACGCCGAGATGTGGACCGTTGCGTTATGCGGATTAATAAATCTCGCGTCACTTGTTTACCTTTGGGGGATGGACAGAAAATCAGAGGTCAAAGAGCTAACGATATTATCTCTGATGAGTTTGCTTCCATACCTCGTGATATTTTTGAAACCGTTGTGGCAGGTTTTGCTGCGGTAAGCTCAGATCCAATCGAGAATGTTAAAAAGATTGCAGCAAAGAAGAAGGCCGCAGAACTAGGTATTGAAATAGAAGAAGAAAACGAAAGTGTATTAGAGAAGAAAAACAACCAGATCATATTATCGGGTACTGCCTATTACGACTTCAACCATTTCGCTGAGTATTGGAAAAAATGGAAATCCATAATCAAAAGTCAAGGTAAGGAAAATAGACTTAGAGAAATCTTTGGGGAAGATCCACCAAAAGACTTCAATTGGAAAGACTACTCAATCATCAGAGTTCCTTACGAGCTTTTGCCAGAAGGCTTTATGGACGCCTCACAGGTCGCCAGATCGAAGGCGACGGTTCACGCTGGAATATATCAGATGGAGTTCGGAGCGTGCTTTACACGCGATTCTCAGGGCTTCTTTAAGCGTACCTTGATAGAGAGCTGTGTCACCAGCGACGACGGCAAGATAAAAGACTCTAACGGAAAAGAAATATGTTTTCAAGCTCAACTTAGAGGTGATAAAGACAAAAGATATATCTTTGGTGTTGACCCAGCTTCCGAAGTAGATAACTTTAGTATTGTTGTAATTGAAGTAAACTCTGATCATAGACGTATAGTCCATTGTTGGACCACAAATAGAGAGCAGCACAAAGAGAAGGTTAAAAGCGGCTACTCTAAAGAGAGCGATTTTTACGCCTATTGCGCTAGGAAAATCAGAGACTTAATGAGGATCTTTCCCTGTGTTCACATCGCGATGGATGCTGGCGGCGGAGGTATTGCAGTTATGGAATCCCTACACGATAACGATAAAATACAAGAGGGTGAACTTCCAATATGGCCAGTGATAGATGAAGACAAAGCAAAAGACACTGATGATCATAGAGGCTTGCATATCCTTGAAATGTGTCAGTTTTCAAAGTATGACTGGTTAGCTGAAGCGAATCATGGTTTAAGAAAAGACCTTGAAGACAAGGCGTTGCTTTTTCCAATGTTTGACACCATAAGTTTAGGTATTGCAAATGCTGAAGACGGCCTAAAAGGTCGAACTTACGACACCCTCGAACAATGTGTTATGGAAATAGAAGACCTAAAAGACGAGCTTACCATGATACAGATCACACAGACGGCTACAGGAAGAGATAAGTGGGACACTCCGGAGACGGTTATTGGCACAGGAAAGAAGGGCAAACTAAGAAAAGACCGCTACTCTTCTTTGCTGATGGCTAATATGGCGGCTAGGACGCTCGCCAGAATACCTCCTCCAGCAGAATACAATTTTTATGGAGGGTTTGCTACAGTTGAAAAAACCGATGCTAATGGGGAAGACTACTCTGGCCCCAACTGGTTTACGGATAACATGAAAAATCTGTACTGATTGTGTATAATACAATAGCAATTATATTACAATCAAATTACTTTCTAGGGTGAACCCAAACATGTCACAAGAAGACTCTTTTATAACGTGGAACGACTCTGACCACACAAGCAAAGCTAAGGCTTTTGACTCATTTTCTGATTCAATGGAGTCTTATGAAGGTATCTCTAAAGGATATCACAGAGATTTTCTAGACATTGAACCTAACAGGTCCGTTCGACCTCAGTTTGGAAGAAACGACTACAATGCGTTCAGACCAAACGAAGCAACACCAAGAAAGCAAAAGCGAGCAATCAAGCTTTGCATGGATGCTTACGAGAAGGTGGGAATAGTAAGAAATGTAATTGACCTCATGGGAGACTTTGGGTGCCAAGGAATAAATATTGTCCACGAAAATAAGAGTGTTGAAAAATTCTTCAAGCAATGGTTTAAAAAGGTAGACGGCAAAGAGCGCTCTGAAAGATTCCTAAATAACCTGTACAAAACTGGGCAAGTTTTCGTCTACAGAAGCTATGCAAATATAACCCCAGAGATCAAGAAATATATGAGGTCGATGGCGAACGACATCAGATTAGAACTTCCTGTAACTTTAGAGAATGTTGTTCCTTGGAGATACAACTTCTTTAACCCCCTCAATCTTGATATGAAGAATGGGTCTATCAATCTATTTCTTGGTAGAAAAAATTACGAGCTGTCTACAAACACGTTTTTTGATAACTTTAAAGACGGCTCTGTTCCAGCAAAAATCATGGAGACCCTTCCCCCAAATGTCAAAAATGCAATTAAGTCTGGACAAAGGAAAATAGAGCTAGATCCAGACAGACTTAGTGTCCACTATTACAAAAAAGATGATTGGCAGCAGTGGGCGTACCCGCTTACTTACGCTATCTTAGATGACATTATCATGCTTGAGAAAATGAAGCTAGCTGATCTTTCCGCTTTAGATGGTGCTATTTCTAATATCAGACTCTGGACTGTCGGTAGCTTAGATCATAAAATACTTCCCAATAAGGCGGTTATAAACAAACTTAGAAACATCCTCGCCAGCAATGTTGGCGGAGGAACGATGGAACTTGTTTGGGGTCCAGAGCTTTCTTATACAGAGTCTAACAGTCAGGTGTACAAGTTCTTAGGCTCAGAAAAATATCAGTCTGTTTTGAATAGCATTTACGCTGGTCTTGGTGTTCCTCCCACATTAACAGGAATCGCTGGCCAAAGCGGAGGATTTACAAATAACTTTATATCACTAAAAACACTGGTCGAAAGACTGCAATATGGCAGAGACCAACTTTCAAAGTTTTGGGAAAAAGAACTAGAGTTCGTCAGAAAATCAATGGGTTTCAGAAAATCTGCACATGTAGTTTACGATCAAATGAGCCTATCTGACGAGTCCTCTGAAAAGCAATTACTAATCCAACTTGCCGACAGAGATATCATCAGTCACGAAACAGTATTAGAGAGATTCAAAGAGATACCCGTTGTAGAAAAGGTCAGGTTGAGCAGAGAGGGCGGTGAGAGAGAAGCGGACAAAATCCCTCCAAAAGCAAGCCCATTTCACAACGCCAACCAGAAGCTAGACCTTGAAAAAATGGAAAAACAAACAGAGCTAAACGACAAGAAGAAAGAGAAAGAAGCGACTAAGCCTCAACAGCAAATGACAAACGAAGAAGGTCGTCCACTATTCAAAATGGATGAGGAGCCTAGAAAGCAACGGGTTGACACGCCAAAGTCGAAACCCGGAGTTGCAGAGCTTTTTGTTTGGGCTACTGGCGCCCTCGAAGAGGTTAGCATCCTATCTCAAGGATACATGCAATCTAAAGGAAAGACGGATATGAGACAGCTAACCAGAGATGAATCCCAAGAGCTAGAAAATCTAAAACTATATGCCTTCCTAAATCTTGATCCCCTCTCTAAAATCACTCCGACATCTATACACAAAGCCATATCCTCAAAGACTAGCCCTCTGTTCTCAGAGTTTAGTCAAATTAGGGACAAATCGTCCAATCTTCAAGACTACAAAAATCATGTCTTAGCTAAGTACGTGGAGCATATTTCACGTTAAAATACAGGTTTTGACATTTTTTTTATTTTTTTGTGTATAATCTTCTGAGGTAAAATTATGACAATAAAAATATTTCAAAGAGAAATTGAAGACGGCGTTGGCGAGCTTGTTAAAAGCACCGCTAGCGTTGCGTATTGTTCTGCTGCCACCATGAAAAAGAGTGAAGTCCCCTTTCCAGAACTCAAAAATTTAACAGATATAGAACTGGAAAAACTGGGGATTGCAAAAGCTGAAAATAAAGACCAAATAGATTTATACTACCTCGAATCTGTGTTGGTTTCTTGTGGCTGGAACAAAAACGACGACGTGTTTATGCCGGAGGCTACTTGGGCAGCTAGAAACACTCCAGAAGACAAGCAATTCAACTTTATGCACGATGAAAATGATATTATCGGGCATATTACCGGAAGTTATATCCTCACCAAAGATGGTAAGGCTGTCGCAGAAGATGAAGCGGAAATGCCAGAAGACTTTGATATCATAACTCAGGCTGTTTTATACAACAGTTGGACCGGTGCTGAAAATCAAGAGAGAATGAAAAAAATTATTGCTGAGATCGAAGAAGGCAAATGGTACGTTTCTATGGAATGTCTGTTTGCCGGTTTTGATTATGCTCTAATTGGGGAAGAAGGAAGTGCCAAAGTTCTTGCTAGAGATGAAGAGTCCGCTTTTCTGACCAAGCACCTAAGAGCTTATGGCGGAACAGGTGAATACCAAGGGTATAAAGTCGGTAGAGCATTAAAAAATATATCTTTTTCAGGTAAAGGTTTAGTTGCTAAACCCGCCAACCCTAGAAGTATAATTATTAAATCTGTCGCATTTGAGGTAGATCAAAATTCTAATTTTAACATAGGAGAATTAACTATGGCTGAAAACCTTTTAGAGAAGCAGTTGGACGATGTTCGTGCTGAACTTGCTTCCGCAAAGGCAGAAAACGAAGCGATCAAAGCCAAGATTGAAGAAGCTAAAGACAAAGAATTTGCTTCTCAGGTCGAGGCGTTTGAAAACGCAATCGAAGAAAAAGATTCTAGCATTGCAGAACTCGAAGAAAACATCAAGAGCACTCAGGCTCGCGTTGCAGAACTCGAAGATGCACTTGCTCAGTCTCAAGAACAGCTTTCCGTCGCTATGAAAGAAATGGAAGAGCAAAAGAAGAAAGCTCAAATGGAAAAGAGAAAGGCTGCTCTTGCTGAAGCGGGCCTTGATGAGGAAGAAATCGAAGATTCTCTAGCGAACTTCGACGCATTGGCTGATGAAGCTTTTGAATCTATTGTCGCCCTTATGGCTAAAAAGCCAAAAGCGAAAGACAAAAAAGAAGATGAAGCCGAAGCGGGGATGCCTCCTGCACTAAAGGAAGCACTCGAAAAGAAGAAGAAAGAGAAGGAAGCAAAAGCTGATGAAGAAGAAGCTGAAGCTGAAATCTACGAAGAAGACTTCAAGGAAGTTGAAACTTCTGAAGCTACTCTGGTAGAAACCGAAGTAGAAGATGAAATGGAAACTACCAGAGCTAGCGTAGCTAACTGGTTAGAGAATCACGTACTTAACAAGTAATTTAACAGGAGATTTAAATCATGGCTCTTAAAGCAGATAGATATGAAGAATCAACTGACATCAGCTTCTTCTACAACGCTGGAACCGCTACTCGTGGTGGTGTTGTAGTTTTAGATGATCAAGGTTTGGCTTCAGGTGCAGCACTCGATCAAGGTGAAAATCTTGTCAAGTATAAAGCTGCCACGAAAGATGACGTTCCAGTTGGTATCCTCCTTAATGACGTTGTCAACAAGGACTTGACTAGAACCCATTTGAACCAATATAAAGACGAAGTCCAGAAGGGCGGTAAAGTTACCGTTTTGACTCGTGGCTGGGTTGTTACCAATAACATCCTCGGCACACCAAAAGCAGGTGAAAAAGCTTACGCTGTTGGTGAAGGTATTGGTGCTGCAACCGCAGGCTCAATTTGTAATGCTACGTCATTCCCAGCAGCTTCTGGTGCGCTTTGCGTCGGTCGCTTCATGTCTCGTGCAGACGCAGATGGGTATGCCAAAGTTTATGTCAACCTTCCTCATAACGCGTAATTAATCGCCCAATAAAAGGAGATAATAATATGTCACTTACAGAAAGACCTAGCGATGAATTTATCTCATTGCTTAAGAAATCGGGCGATAGCGATCAGAATGTCGCTTACGCTGCCCAGAGAGAGTTTGCCAAAGCTCTTGAACTTCCTTTGCGTAAGGGTGTTCTCGTTGGCAACATTCTAGGGAATATTTTTGAGACTATCAATGTCGAACCGGGAGCCTCTACTGAGTATCCACTCGATTTGATTTCTCCGGGACTTGAAGGTGAGCATGTTGCTTACACTAATCCCGGTCACGGTCGTGTCCCCGAACGTGCGGTCGAGAGCGACTACGTGATGATTCCAACATATAGCATCACTAGCAGCATCGACTACTTGCTTCGCTATGCTAGAGAAGCCCGTTGGGACATTGTTGGCCGTGCTATGCAGGTGCTGGAAGCCGGATTTGTCAAGAAGATGAATGACGACGGATGGCACACTATTCTTGCTGCTGGTGTTGATCGTAACATTTTAGTTTACGATGGTGACGCTACGGCAGGTATGTTCAGCAAGCGATTAGTATCTTTGATGCAGACTGTTATGCGCAGAAACGCTGGCGGTAACACTGGTTCTGCTAATCGCGGTCGTCTGACCGACCTTTACGTTTCTCCAGAAGCTCTGGAAGATGTTCGTAACTGGGGTCTTGATCAGATTGATGAAGTAACCCGTAGAGAAATCTACACCGCAGCAGAAGGTGGTGCGCCAATCACCCGTATCTACGGTGTTAATCTCCACGATCTCGATGAGCTTGGAGAAGGCCAAGAATACCAGACGTTCTTCACTGACGGTCTTGGCGGTTCTGTTCAGGGTTCTGACCTTGAGTTGGTAGTTGGTATTGATCAGGGAGCTAACGATAGCTTCATCATGCCAATGAAGCAGAATGTAGAGGTCTTTGAAGATCCTACTCTCCACCGTCAGCAGAGAGCTGGCTACTACGGGTTCGCTGAACTTGGATTTGGTGTACTTGATAATAGACGAGTCATTCTTGGCTCATTCTAATATCTAAGTCCATTAGTAACCACAAGAAGAGTCACTGCCATATTTTTGGTAGTGGCTCTTTTTTGTGTATAATACTATGTAATCGCAATCTTATTTAGGACTTTACTAGGAGTTTTATTATGGCAGCTTTATCAGATTATTTAGAATCTGGCCTACTACACCACTTATTTAGGAATGGTTCGTTCCCAAAACCAACCAATATAGCAATAGCGTTGTGCAGTGGTGTTCCAAGCGACTCAAATACAGGCGTTTCACACTACCAAGCGGGTGGTGCTTATGACGCTACATACCTACCAGAATTGCCTTCAGGCGATGCAAATGGTAACTTAACAGGATATGCCAGAATAAGTTTAGGTAATCCATCCTCTGAGGGTGACGGAACTTGGACTTACAGTATAGACGATCATAACGCTGGCAGCGGACTGATTAAAAACACAGATTCATTAACGTTTGATGTTGGTGACGCCTCCGCAGCCTTAGTTGACTGGGGATGGGTTTCCGGCATAGCAATTGTAGACTCTGGGGAATACGGAACAGGAAATCTATTAATGCACGCCGCTTTAGATAACCCAAGAGTAATATACACTGGCGATACTGTAAAATTTGACATATCAACATTGCAAATAAGCTTTAAATAAATACACAAAGGTTTGTTAAATGATTCTAACCAAGTCAGACTACCTAGCTAAAATAAACGGTCTGTTACCAGACAATTCAACTCAGCAGATTTCCCCTGAAGACCTCAGAGAAAGCCTTACTGATTTAGTTGATTCTGTACATCTTTTTTTAGATGGCAAAGAGATAAATACTGCAAATTTCTCTTCGCCAGATTACAGAACAACATTAGGTGGAGACTTAGCGTTAGAAAAAATAAACTTAGTAAATAGACTCAGCATTGATAACACTGCTTTTGGTTATTATGCTCTGGGCGCTAATTATGTAAGTAGCGGAAATACTGCCCTAGGGTCTTATGCTCTTGGCTGCAACCTAGATGGGACTCACAATGTTGCTGTTGGACTAAATGCTCTTGGTGGCAACGTAAAGGGGTCTGGAAATGTTGGTATAGGTAACTTCTCGTTATTAACGAACAAGCATGGTAGCTACAACATAGCTATAGGTCATGGAGCTGGTCATTATGCACACTCTGGCATAAACAGCGACACAAATAGCTTTCAATTCTTTCTAGGTGCATATCCCGGCTTTGAGCAGGATCATACTTGTGATATTGTCGATAGCTCGGGAGCAAGACCTCTTCTTTATGGAAAGCTTGACGACTTATTACTTGGGGTAGCGGTTCCCTCCACCCACAACGACGGGGGAACACTACAGGTTTCTGGAGACATAACTCCTTTTACCAGCGGAGAAAGCAATCTAGGAACTTCCAAGTATGCTTTTAACTCTGTTAATGAAGTTGTATAT